TTCTTGTTAAATATGTACTAGCCATTAGTTAAATTGTCCTCCACCTGTTGCACCAAATGTTGATGTCATACTAAATGATCTATCAACATACTGGCCTTCAGCATCTTGTAAACGCACAGTAAAGTTATATTGAGTTGGAGTTGTAGAAGATGCACCAAAATCTGTAGTAGTTAACGCACCTGTTGATGAGTTAAGAGTTACTCCTGCTCCACTTAAATTTGAAGTAGTTTCTGTAAAAGAAACTGTTGAGTCTGAAGATCCTGCTAAAGTTGCTAAAGTACCAGAGAAATTTCCAGCAAATGATCCAATAGAACCTGCAGCTGTTGACCATGTAGGTGCGTCAGATACAGTAAGTATTGCAGATCCACTTATTCCTGAATTTCCAGTATCAGGATTAGTAACCATAATTTTGTAAGAAGCATCTACAGTTAAAGTAAAGTTTGCAACTATAGTTGTAGCATTAGTAAAAGTAATAGAGTTAGCTTGATACCAAATTCCAGTTGAAGGATTTAAAGCTTCTACCTGGGGGATACTAACAAAATTTTGTCCAGTAATAGTTACATTTGTTGCACTATTAGTAATTGTTGAAGGCGACACACTAGAAACAGTAGGTCTAGTTTCTGTAGCAATTGTAACAGATCCACCTAAATTTACTGAAGATCCGTTAATTGTAATTGAATTATTATCTAATTTAGCATTTGTAATACTATCATCTGCTATTCTAGCAATGTTTAATGTTCCTGCATCTATGTTTGCTGCATTAACTGACGCAACATTAAATGTTCCATAAGCTACAATATCAACAACATCACCTGCTGCTAAAGCTGCAGCAAATACAACAGATGTACCAGAAGTAATTGTAATATCAGCTGCTGACATACGAACTCCATTAACATAAACGTCTGCGTATCCTGCATCGTATGCAAGTGTGTTTCCGTTAGCATCTGCTCCAGATACTGTAGTTGGTGTTCCTGAAATTGTATAAGTATATCTTTGAGATGTTCCATTAACTGTTGAACCTGCAGCTGCCCAACCAGAAGACTTGTAAACTTTTAATTCGTTAGCTGTTGTATCAAAATAAAGATCACCCACTGTTAGTGAAGATGTTGGTGCTGAACTTGAAATTCTATAAACGTCAGCAAAATTTTGTACTGCTGCTAAATTAGTAGATACATTTGATACTGCTGCATGAGCAGCTGCTAAACTACCTAAACCACTTATTCCTGCAAGTGTAGCCATGTTTGTTACATTTGTAGATGTACCAAGATTTGCCATGTTAGTTACATTAGCTGAAGTACCTAAATGGCCCATAGCAGTAACATTTGCACTTGTTCCAAGTAATCCCATTGCAGTAACATTTGCAGAAGTTGCTAGTATATCCATGTCAGTTATTACTGCTGAAGTACCAAGTAATCCCATGTCTGTTATTACTGCTGAAGCACTTAAAGCTGTTATTTCAGTTAATTTTCCTGCTACCGAATTAACATTTGCAATTGAGTTTCCAACATTATCAACATTAGTTATAGCACCTGCTACAACTTCAATTTCAGATGTAGTTTCATTTAGATCATCAGCTACAGTTTCTACTTCAGAAACAGCTTCTGCTAAATCATTTGCTACAGCTATAACTTTAGTAATGTCTGCTGCAACTGTGTTTACTGAATTAATATTATTTGCAACTGTAGTTACATTTGCATGAACACCTGCAACTGTTGTTACATTGGCTGCTATACCACTAACTGTAGTAATATTGGCAGCTATACCAGCTACAGTATTTACATTAGTTACATCTTGAGTAAATTCTAAAGCTGTTCCACCAGAGTTAACTGTTAAAAATTTGTTTGCAATTAATTCAGGAAAAGTAAGATTGTATGTTGATGCTGTAGTAGATGCAGCTCTAGGAGAGAATTTTAAATCTCTTTCTACTTGCTGAATCATAGCAATAATTTTGTCTAACTCAGTATTTAACGAGTCAATTTGAAATGCACCTGAAGTTGGAAAGTCTGTTGATCTTGCTACAGCTAAATCTCTAGAAATTGTAATAACATCATTAAGGGTAGCCCCTCCCCCTAAAGTAATTGAGCCACCACCAGAAACACCTGCTCCTGTTACCGAATATTGAGAAGCTGATGATGGTGATGCATTATATGTTAATAATGTTGTACCATTGTAAACTTTAATATCAGCAGTAGTAAAAAACTCAAAATTTACTGCAAATGTAGTTTGCCCACTTGTAGCAGTATATTGAACACGAGGTTCTGTGTCAGAAATAGTTATAGCCATTATTTATCTTAATCCTTTTTGTATGTCGTCAAACAACCAATCGAGATACCATACATTCTGAAATGGAATTAACCTACGCACATTCTTGGCTGTGTGGTGATTATATTTGTTACCTCCAACATCATATAAGATGTCAAAAATATTATAAATTTGACCTCCACTTGGGCCAAATAATGTTCCTGCTTTCCATCTACCAGAAGAACCATAAGGTTTATTTTCTCCTAATAATGGTGCAATTCCTATTCTGTTATCTGTTAAAGTTTCTATAGCTTTATTAACATCAGTATAAATTCCTGCTAATCCAGATCTATCAAAAGCATTAAGTAATTTTTGAGTTAAGGATAATTTGTTATAATCTCTGTTAAATCTAAATTTATGGTATGTAGCATCAATCAACATACCTGATCCCATTAATAACATTGCACCAAATAAAAAATCTAAATCTTTTTCTTGCATACCCCTCATCAACATTCTTTGAGTTGATGACATTGCAAATTTTTTAAATTGAGCAAAAGTAGAACCTAATTCTGTACTCATCCATTTAGGTGTATCTCCTAAACCTGGAGTAACAATTGTAATATTAATATCTTTATTTAATGCTGCACCAAAAGCATCTCTAGCAGCATCATCTTGCCATTGAGATGTATTAGCCATATAATTATATTTAGTTTTAGTTCCATGTTCATTAAATTGAACAGCTATTCTTCTAGCCATATCTTCATCAATACCTGAAGAAGCTAAAGCAGTTTTCCATTTATCTGATAATCCACCTTTGCCCCATTTTATAGAATCTTCAATAATTCTAGAACCAATAGTCACAGATGCCATAGATTTAGCCATCTCTGTCCATCTAGACATAAGGTTAACATACATAAAATTAAATGCTGACATTTTACCTAATCCACTTTCAAGTTTATTAGATAAACCAAACATATCTCCTACATCAGAAAACAACATTGCTCTTTGACCAGTTACCATATCAACTGCTTCACCAAAAGATTGTGCTTCTGCTTTACCCATTTTAAATAATTTTCCATCATCAAGAAAGTCTGAAAACATTTCAAATTGAGTTCTAAAACCTCTTTTAATTCCAGAAGTCATAGTAATTCTTGCTACATCTGGTACTGCAGCAAAAAAACCTGTAAGCATTGTTAATGCGTTGTAGTGTTTCATTGTTCTCATTGCTACCGAAGTCCATGAATGAGGATTGGCAGGTAATCCGTATGTACCTTTAATAAGTTCTATAGCTGCTTCTAAATCTTCTAATACAGCATCTCTTTCTTTAAGTAATTTAGATCTATTACCACTTTTTCCCATGGCCATTTTAAGATTAAAATCATTTGATACAGACATAAGACCTGGAGCAAATCCTGACATTTCACCATCTTCAATAAATTTAAATCCTAAACCATTAGGATCACCATATTTTTTAGTAAGTAAAATATCTGGTATTACTTGTCTTGCATAAATTTTTTGTAATGCAAAAATATCAGATAAAATCATACCCTCTTGTATTAATTCTAATTGAGCTTTCTTATCTAAATTTAATTCTCTTGATCTAATAGCTCTTGCATATCTTGGATCTTTAAATACATATCTTTGATCTAAATCATAATCTCCCTTTTTAGGCTTAGTAAAAGGAAAATGATTAGATAAATCATGTACTGTTTCTGCTAATTTTGATTCATTAATTGTTATTCCATTTCTTTGAAAATGAGCTCTTAAAATATCTTTAAATTTTTCTGGATTTTTATCTATTGCAGATTTTACATAAACAATATTTATATAATCTTTAACACCTTGACCTGATTGTATTCTTTTTAATCTATCAGTAAGTTCATCAATAGTTTTTTCAATTCTAGAAATATTATAAGTTGTAGCTGTTCCATCTATTTTAGAAGTATAAGTTTTAGCACCTAAACCTTTTTCTCTTAACTGTTTAAGTTGAGCTTCCCAAAATTTAAGTTCAGATATAATAGGTTGTTCTCTAATTTTTAATTGTTTAACTTGTTCAAATAAAGGTTTGTAAACTAAATCATCTGTTGTTCTAGCAGCTGCTGCAACTTCTGGAATATCATGAGATAATCCATTTAATCTTGCTATACTTACTTCTTTAGCAAATGTATCTAATGAATGATAACCTTCAGTCATTTTATTTTTAAGAGCTAAACCTAAATTAGTTCCAGGTACAGAAGCTCCTGTTTCTGATTGTTGACGTTTTACATATTGTAAAAAATGATCTTTAATTTGTTTGTGAGATTCAATTTCTCCCACTCTCATCATACGCATATCAGTTTCAATTGATTTGCCTGTAGCACTAAAACCCCATTCTTTAGTATTTTTAAGTTTTAATAATGGTGTATCTAAAAGATCTCCCATAATAGTTCTTGCTGTGCTAGATGTTTTTTGATTTATAACTCTAAACACAGGAGTCCATGGGCCATCTTCACCAAATATTTTTAAATTAGATTTAACAAATTTTTCACCTTCCATTCTTTTTAAAGGTGTGCTTCTTTTAGCTGTACTAATACCTTCAGCTCCTACTCCACTTGGTGCTGGATCTAATTTATTTGCATTAACAAATGAACCATCTTCCATAATACCATCTGCTTGTTTAACTGATGTATTCCATTCGGAATCTAACTTGTTAATATTTTTAGTAACAGCCATTGGTGGTGGTGCTGTTAATTTATTTAATATCGCAGGTATTCCATAAGCTGCAGCTCCTACCCATCCAACATAACTATCATCTCTTAATGTATCTATATTTTGTTTAGCAAATTCTTCAGTTAATGCTGCAGTACCAAATACTTTTGCACTTTGTCCTACTTTAGTAAAAAGTAATAATGTAGATGGATCTGTGAATGCTCCTGTTACTCTACCTAAATGATACCAAGGTGATGCTTTATTTGTTTCGGCCTGTAATCTTAATTTTTCAATAGTTGCTGAAGTTTCTGCTGCACTTTGACTAAAATAAAAATGATGCATTAAATCTTCATAACCTCTTAATTGAGGATCATTAGAAGGATTGTATTGTTCATCTGCTGGAAAATCAGAATTATCCATCATTTTTTGGATAAACATTGTAGGTAAGTTTTCTTCTTTAAAACCATCCCACCAATCAGTAATACTATAATCTACAATTTTATTATTCTCTGCTTTTTGTTTTTCTATATAATTAAGATCTATAGGTTGAGGATAAAATACTCCCATTATAATTTGCCTAATTCACCATTGTAAGAATTAATTGCTTTTTGATAACCTTCAATAAGAACAGCATCAACATATTTATTAGTAGTTCCAAATGTGTTATTATAGTATTCAAAACCCATTTCATGTTTCATCATAAATTTAAGTAATTTATGCATTTGATTTGCATCTAATAAATCAATTGTATCTGTTGCTTCAAAATCAGTATATTTATCTAATGCTTTTAAATAAGATTCTGTATCTTGTGCATACATAGAAAGTATGTCTTTAATAGTAGGTTCTTCACTATATCTAATATCAACATCATTAATTTTAGCTGTTAATGTAGAATGATTAATAATTGATTTTACTGCAGCTCTTACACTATTTGCTGGATGTCCAAATACTGCAAATTTTCTACTATCTCTATTATAATTAACATCCATTTCACCATCCCAATCACCAGATGATACAGCCATCCAGTTATTAGTTCTGTGTGTTAATGCTTTACTTTCGTCTTGATAATTTTGTTCTACCCAAGTTCTGTAAGTTAAATCCATATTATTTTTTGTATATGGCATTTTTTCAGGTGGAAATAATGCTTCTACTGCTTTTTCAGTATTAGTAATTTTTCTATTAGAATTTATTTTTTTAACAAATGATAAACTTTCAGAAGCTATTGTATTCATAGTTTCAAAAGTTGTTCTCATTTCTCTTAAATCTCCATCATGACCTAATGCTCTAGCAATAAAATGGAATGGTCTTAATTCTACAGGTGTATCATTAAAACCTGGGAAATCAGGATACCATCTCCAATCTCCTAATTTTAATCCTTGACGCATAGTTCCATAAATAAATTTTTCTGCTTTTAATGATTTTTCTTTATCTAAATTTTTATAAAGATCTGTTTTTTGAAATTCTTTAAACATTAAATCAGCAGCATGATTAGTAACTTGTGCTGCACTTGATGGTTGATCTTTATCAATTACATTAGCCCATCCATGAGGTTCAAATGGTTCTGATAAAGTAATAACATCACCACCTTTATTAATAGATAAATTATAACCCATAGATCCACCACTTAATGTGTTAGTTTTATCTAATGATATTTTAACATCACCTTGGCTATTATCTGCATAAGGTTTAAAATAATTATTAACTACTTCTTCCCAATTATTAGTTCCCCATTTTGCTAGTTGTTCATCTTTATCTAATAAATGAAAATCTTTATTAAATGCTGCATAAACATCATTGTTGTTAAATGAACCTTTGTTTAACCAATAAGGATTTTTAACTAATCTAGGAACACCATCATCTGTATGTGTTTCAATTCCCCAATTTTCATCTTTAAGTCTTTGTAAAGTTCTTTTCCAAGCCTTTGATCTTAATCCTTTGTTTTCTTTAGACCAAACATCAATATCATCTGATTTAGCAATTAATGATAATTCGGTAATAAAAAATGTTTCTAATTGAGCTTTAGCATGAGCTGGTATTATTTTTGAAGCATCAGATTCTAACCATGTTGTTTGATTGTTTTCTGCTAATAAATGTTTATGGTATTGATTTTTTTCATCCATAAAAAACTTAAGGAAAAAATGAGGTGAATGTAAATCTTTTCTAATTTGATTATCCATTTTATCACTTCCATATAAATCAAAATTCCACCATAATATTTTATCTTTATTTTTACCTTCTTGAAAATTAACACTAACAGCATCAAATCTTTTATCCCAATCAATATCATTATATTTGTTTAATATGTCTGCTGCGACAACATCATTTCTAGATTCAATACCTTGTTCTGCTGCCCATTTTAAAAACTTATCTCCACCTGCCCAATTAGGAAATACTTTATCACTTGTTAAATAATTATAAGTTAAAATCTTTTCTCTTAATTGAGCTAAAACTTCAGGTTTGTCAAAAGAACCTGCAGCATCTACTTCTAAATATTTACTAAATTCATCAGGAAATATATTTAATTCAGAAAGAAGATTTGTTGCATCAATAAAACTATCTGTAAATTTTTTTTCTTTAGTTAAACCCATTTGAATATCAAAAATTCCAAAATTAGCTAAAATTGCTGAAGCAGTATCTTTTTTTTCTTGTTCATTATCAAAATCAATTAGCTCATTTGATTGCATAAATTCAGTAATGTTTTCTTGAATCTTTTTATTGTAGGCAACTTTTTCTATAATATTATTATAAGCTCCAGAACCAATCTCCATACCATCAACAGACATTGCAACATCATGACCATTTCTAGTTCCATTTTGATCTTGTTCCCAAGATAATAATCCATGTGGTTCAGTCCATTGTTTTTGATTGTGTGAAACTTTTTTCTTATTAAATTTATCTCTGTTTATAAATTTATATTTATCTAATATTGATTTAATTATTCTTTTTCTATCATCATCATCTTTAAATAAATCATTATAAACTTTCATTACTGGATTATCTTTTAATTCTTTAGCATTAATAGGAGTTGGATTATTGCCTTGTTCTAATTCTCCTAACCATTTTAAAGCAAGTGCTGTATCTTTATGTGCCATCATCATATGAACACCATTAGATACTGCTATAGCTTCTACATTATCTCTAACAACTTTCATTTGTTGTTTTTCAGTTCTTTTAAACGTGTTAACAAATGTTATCTGATCATTCATCCAATGTTCATTAACTTCTAATAATGCTTCAGCTGCTTTGTCATTTACTGCTCCTTTTGCAGTATTAACATCTGGAATATTTGCAGCTGTATTCATATCAAATTCATATGTAGTATTAAGTGATTTCCATGATTCATCGTTTTTAAATTCAGCTTTATTTCTTTCATTTTCTGTAAAATTATTTGAAGCATATAAAACAGAGTTAGAGCTATATGATGCTAACATTGCATTAGCTTGTATTTTAAATGCAGGTGGTACTTCTGCTAACATACTTTTAGAATAACTATCTACAACTGATTTCATTTCATCAGGATTATTTGCATGATCTTCTTTAAATTTTGCAAAAGCATCTCTTGTAGTAATACTAAAATTTTGAAAATAATTAGCTTGAGCTGTTGCTTCTGCGTTTTTAGTAAATTGATCTATTGCTGGTTCAAAAGCATCTGCAATAATACTTAAATTACTTTTAGTTTTAATTTGAGGTACTTGTGTATTAGTATCTTTTATTTTAACTGTTTTTTTACCTGTATCTAATGCCATTATTGATAAGCTCCACAAAAAAAAATAATTGTTAATTTATTTATATTCATAATTATCTAGGAGATTTCCAATTACTCCCACCTTTTACTCTGTATTTTTTATTATTATCTATTTTTGATTTTGGTTTACTAAAAGCATCTATCTTTGCTGCTGTTTCCATTGCCTTACCACCAATAGACATCCATCCACCAAACTGTTCTGCTTTTCTTCCTGATTTAGCTGCTTGAGCTGCTAAAGAATATTGACTAACTTCTGCACCTGTATTTATTCTAATTGCAGTAATATCTTTTTTAGCTTTAAGATCTACTTGGTTATTTATATTAAGAAAAGAACGACTATCATCATTATAACCAGAACCAGATACAATTGCTAAATTATGTTTTTTAGTTTTTTCTGCTTCTGCTTTACGATCATTTTCTTCAGTTAATCCTTGAAGATTAGCATTTTTTATTTTTAATTCATATTGTTCTTGTTCAATTTTACTTTGAACTTTAGATTCATTTATGTCTGATACAGTACCTATTGCTTGAAAAGCAAAAGATGCAATACGAAACATAGTTACAGGATCACCACTCATGCAAACACGACCTCCACTGACATTCCCAAAATTTTCATAGGTAATGGATCATCTTGAGAAATAGTTATTGTTGGACTTTTGCTATAACCTAAAAAGAAAAATTCTTTTTTAGCTGTAACTGGAACTAGGTCAGAGCCACCTGTGAAATTAACTTGCTGTACTACTAAAGATTTAGAGGTGCTGTCTGCAGCTTTAATAGTCATATCGAGTGTAGTGTTAAGATCTACGATGGCTCTTGATATTCTTCTTGGAAGACCTGTTAATGGGCCTTCAGGTAATTCTTTATCTATAGGCATAGTTTCAACAGTAGGAATATAATTAAATCCTACTTTCAAACCTGTTGCTTTAGGTGCATTAACTAATGTAATTGTATCTGAACCTGAAACTGTAAAAGCTCCAATTGAACTATTGCCTTCAACTACATTAACAGATTCATTTGTATAAATTCCATTTACTGTATGTAAAAAACCTTTAGTAAAAGTTATTACAGCATTTTCTGATGGAGATGCTGCTAAAGTTTTATCAAGTGTTAAACTATATTCTCCTGAGCCATTATCTACTAAAGATGAAATTGTATATTCTGTTGCATTACCAGCAATTGTAAAAGATTCATTTACTTTAGGAGCAGATGTTAATCCATCAACTACTAATGTAGTACCAGATTGAGAAGCTCCATCTACTAATGGTGTACCTCTTTGACTTAATGTGGAAGTTGTTTCACAATCAAGTGTAGTTGTATCTTCATCAGCAAATTTTTCTAATGTATAAACAGTAGAACCATTTAATGATCTTTTAGCTACAACAATTAAATTATCATTAAGAACTGCTATTGATTGAAAACTATCATTAGCTCTTGTTGACCATTGTGTCCATCCTGCTATTTTTTCATCTCTTACAGAATGAAATACAGATAACTTACCTTGATGTGTAGAACCATTGTTTAAGAAAAAAGCATATTGTTCAGGTCTTGTAGTATTACCTTTCATAATTGCTATTTCTTTTGGATTATCAATTAAATGCTGTGCAAGAATTGAAACTGAAGTAGATTTATATCCATCTTCAATATCAGAATAAATAAACTCTCTAATTGCTTTACCATTTTTTTGAACAAAGCCTGTAGCTTGATCAAACATTTTAGGAGCTGTTCTAGATATTCCATAAGGTGTTTGTTTTTTAACAGCTACATTAGATGGAGTTATAGTATTATCATTAGCTGTTGGAACATAATATTCTCCACCATCAGTAAATACTTGTAAGTCTTTTCCTGAAATCATATGTCTAACTTCATTAACTTGATCACCAGAAATATCTAAATCTATAGCATCAGAAGATGCTGCAACATCTACATCAAAGTTTGTGTATTCAGAAATCTTAGATGCAAGTACAGATGCAGGTCTAGAAAATAAACCACCAAACCATAATCTATTATTATGAAATGTAACTGCTTGAGGATAACCTCTTAAGTCTGACATAGATTGTTCATCCCAATCAGCTGTAGCAGTAGTGTTTGTTAATGTTTCATTAACTGTAGCTGTAACAGTTGTTGGATTTGTATAACCAGTTATAGTCATAGTCTTTTTGTTTTTTCTAATATTTAATCCTACCCAAGATGCCGAAAAAGTATTTGCACTAGCAGTAACTGTAACTGAACCTGATGTTCCACTTGTACTAATTGTTGTGCTAGAAACTTCATATTTAAAATATGGTTGGTATATAGGATAACCAGTAGAATGAGTTGCAAAGCTAAATGTACTAACTGTAAAATTAGTTGCTGAATTTCTAAATATTTTTCTTACAGCATTGTTTCTATGAGTTACATAAATAGTATCTCCAAATTGTGCAAAATTTAATTCAAATAATTGAGCTGTAGTCCAATTACAATTTGTTGTGTAATTACTTGTTAGAGCTGTACCACTAACATTATACACATCCATTCTATTGTTAGATAATACAATTATAGCTACTTCATCATCAGAAAATATAAATGGAAGTATTCTACATTCTGCAGGTAGTGATGCTAAATAAGAAGTACCTGGTCTTCTCATTATTCCACCTTCTGCAAGTAATGCAAAATTTTTACATTCTTTAGCACCTTGAAAATATGAAGGCACATCTGTTCTTTGAGCTAATAAAGGATTTAATTCGCCTGATGAAAAATTAGTAATTACCGTTCTTAATGTTCTGCCCATTATCCATCCGTTCTTGTAGAATTTCTAAGATTAATAAATCTACTTGTGTCTAATACTTTTGTAGTTGTTTCAGCAGAGTCTATGTTTTTAGCTACAAGAAATTGTCTTTCAGCTAATTCTTTAAACTGTTTAATCATTGCTGAATCTCTAGCAACAGAACCTGCAAATACAGAAGCTAATTCATATTCTAATGCTAATCTAAAATGAGGTGGAAAATAGTCTTCATCTACTTTGTAGATATAATCCATTATTAATGTACTGTTTGAACCATAGCTATTTACATAAATGTAATCTTGGTATCTTGAATAAGGAATAACGTAATCGTTTACTGTTATTGAAATAATTTGTAATACTTCAGGACTTGTTGGCATTTGATATGCATAATCATATCTTCCTTCTGGTGTATTAGTTAATAAGTTTAATGATTGTTGTGTTGTAGCAAATCTCCATCTGTGTCTTGTAAGAGAAGCTTCACATACATCTGTATAAATATTTGATGCAACTAATGCTTCAGTACTTCCATCTGAAAAAGATGATATTGGCTGTGCACCTATCATCACTAAAGCTCTTGCACATATGTCTATACTTGTTGTTGCCATAATTATAAAAAAAATGACCTAGGGGGATTTCTCCCCCTAAATCGAAATTAGACTATGCTAATTTTGCAGTTGTTACAGGTGTTGCACCAGTCGCTGAACTTACTACTAGTAAGTCAGACTCCATAGTGCCACCTACACCAGCTGCAACAAGGATCATATCACCTTGTTTAAGCTCAGCGTAAGCTGAATCGAAGTAACCACTACCTACTATAGATGAAGTTGCATCTCCGTCAGTATAAAACCAAAGAGAGTTGCCACTCATCTGAGCTACCTTTTTGATAGGATTGTCAGTTGCGTATGCCATGTTATTATATCTCCTTAATTATTATTCTGCAC